CCAAAGGCTTCGGCACATTACCGGCAGCGAGGTTCTCCATGCGGAAGGTGTTTGGGGCCACCCGCATAAGGGTCTCGATGTTCTCGTCCACATAACCGGCGCGGCCTAGGAAGTTGACGTAGTCCCTGGCGACCTCGGGGTTCTCCAGCGGATCGAAGTCCGGGGTGACCCCAAAGGACTGCCGGATGGTGTCGAGAACCAGGCCCTCGACCTCCCCCTTGGTCGCGGAGGCCACCTGCCCGTTGGTCAGCTGGACCTCGATGGCGTCGAGGTTGTGAAGAAGGGTCGGGTCATTGACCACCTGCGAGGAGATCGCAGCAACCTCGCGGGAGATCGCCATGCGGGCTTCCTGATCCAAGGCAGCCGCCTGGGCCTCCTCGACCAGCCGCTCGACGGCCCGCTGGTTGGTCCCCATGAGGGATGCAGCCTGCTGCGGGGTCAGAAGCTCCTGGATCAGACCAGCGTTGGACTCGTACCAGTCTTGTGGAAGCTCACCGTTGGCAGCCTGCCGATACCAGTTGACGATGGTGCCAAAGTGAGCCTCAGCGATCTGTTCCTTCCGCCGGGTCTCGGCAGTCTGGAGGATCGTGTCCACCCGCTCACGATGGCGGCGAGTACGGCCGAGAGCCGGGATCGACTTCCCGTCTTCACCGACGCGGGGCGTGTTGAGGATCGCATCGACGACCCCCTCGTGGCCCTGGTCGGCAGCCCAGGCAGCGATGTCCAGGACGATCTCGTCCATCCTGGACCGGCTCATGTTCAGGTCAGTGCCCGGGCCGTACTGCGTGTAGAGTTCTCGGAGCGCCCTGTTGATGTCCGAGGGAGATGACGCGGTGTCCAGTCCAGACTGAACGATGTCCAGGCCCAGCTGGAAGAAGTTGTTGTCCGCTTCACTGCGAAGCTGGGCGGTGCGAAACTCCTGCTCGACCAGACGCAGTTGCGGTACGACCTCAGCCATGACCGCACGGTAGCCTTCCGAGAACCACTGCGAAGGTGCAGCGTCCAGGCTACCCTGCATACGCTCGGTCAGAACGTCCTCAAGACTGGTGACCTCCAGGTCGATGTTTCCAGCCTTGAGGTCGGCTTTAATCTGGTTGAACTCGCGGTACGCCTTCCGAAGCCCGTACTGGCGATCCAGCGCAGCTACATAACGGTCGCTGATGGTGTTGCGCTGTTCGCGGTAGTAAGCCTCGGCCTGCTCCGCGTCCATGGTGGCGAATTTCCGGGCGAACTCCTCGCCCATCCGCCGCTGCTGTTCCTGATAGTAGTTGTTCACGACCTGACGGAGCTTCGGGTTGAACTCCATCAGACCCTGAGCGAACTGGCGCAGCTTCCGCCCTTCAAGCGGCATCACGGCGGGAGCCGGCTGGGGAGCCTCGGGAGCCTGCGGGCGGGCAGGCTCGACCGGGCGAGGCCCCCGCTGGAACACCCTCGGGCGTCCCACGGTGGAGACCGGCGAGGCAATGGGCCGGAAGGGCTGCTTCTGGATCGCCATCTACTGTTAGCCTCCGCTGGAAGGGCCGGGCCGCAGAAGCAGCGTGTTAGTCAGGCTGCTCGGCATCCGCTGGCCACGGTTGGCGTAGTAGCCCATGTACCCCTGACCGATGGCACCCACGGCGTTGCCGATGGCCCCGATGGGCGACGGCTGCGGGACCGGCGCGGTCGGACTGACAGGTGAGGTCGGAGCCGGGGGTTTCGGCGGGGTAATCGGCTGGAAGGTCGAGAGGGGAAGCTGGTTGATCGCGGTATCGGCTCTGGCCTTGAGGCCGAGGGCCTCCAGCTGCATCTGCCGGCTGATCGCAGCGCGGTTCCGGTCGATGCTCGTTAGGGCCTCACCCTCCTGCCGCCGAACGTCGCCCAGCAGCATGTCCACGGTGTTGCCCGAGACGCCTCGCTCGCCAGCCTGGGCCGCAGCCGTGGCTCGCTCGCGCCGACCCTGGCGGATCGCGTCTTCCCCGAGCAGCTGGGCCGCGATGGTCTCCTCGACCGCTCGGGTCAGGAGCGTCCCTAGCTGGTTCACGTAGTCCCGGCGGATCAGATCGCCGGACTGGTCGAACCACTGCCGCTGCGCCGCGAACTCCTCGCGCTGATAGTCAAGGAGGTCTTCGGCATACTCGATGTCCTGCCGGTAGATTTCGTTGTTGAAGGTCTCGACCTGACGCCAATAGTACTTGGCGTTGGCCTGCTGCTGGAGCCGCGCGGTCTCGGCGTCTGCGGCGTACTCAGCCTCAGCACTGTACGACGCAAGCGAGCCGGCGGCGCTCACACCAGCGATGGCCAGGGAGATGCTACACATCGCGGCGCCTCCAGAACTCCTGGAACGGGCGCTTCTCAGGCCCGGCGATGAAGACCTCCCCGAACTCGAACCCCGACCACTCCAGCCAGCGCATGTGCAACTTGTTGCGGGTGTCGATCAAACCCCACAGCTTCGGATGATCCTTGTGTTGAAGGTCGAGGATCAGTGGCGTGTTGCGAATGAACCAGACCTTGCGGGGTCCGGTCATCAGATCAGGCGCTGAGACGCCCCAGCACAGACCCGTCTCGGGTTCGTGCGGGTGCTGTCCCACACCGAACATGCCGATCACCTGACCATCATGGACCACCGAGTGACAGGCGGTGGAGAGGCCGAAGCCTTGCCGCAGAGCGGCCTCGGGAGGAAGGCCACTCGCGGCCTTGAGTTCGTGCTTGTCTGCTTCACGTAGGCGGGGCGCGAGGACCGGAATGTCCTCGGCCCTCGCAATCCTGATCTCAGGCATTACCCCATCCTCGTTGAACGGACGATGTACTGGGCCTCCCAATCGGCATTGAGGAAGCGGCATGGGAACGGGCTGTCGTTCTCGATCACGATCTCGACGTTGAAGTTGTTCGCCATGATCGGGAACCGGAACTTGCCCGTCTCGATGCCACCCTCACCGAGAGGGCTTCGAGCGGAGCCGACGACGCGGCCCGAGAAGACATACTCGTAGGTGTCGCGGCGGAACGGCGTGACCTTCACTCGGAAGAAGCCGGTATCCGCGAAGTTGACCGTCATGCGCCGCAGCTGGAGCCGACCCTCGGTGTTGGCCATCGTACCGCCGCCAGGGGCTTCCTCGCGGATCACCAAGGGGGACAGCTGGTAGGTCATGACGTACTTCCGACCTACGAAGAACCCGCCGGCAGTGTGGTCGCCTCGAACCGTGATGGTGCTACTGTCCACGACCTCATGCGTCAGGACGAAGCCCCCCGGCAGACTGCTGGTCCCATCGCCCACGACCTGGAGTTCGGTGTCCTCCGGGAATGGGAGAGCGATGGTCGTTTTGTCCGTCAGGGCGTCGTAGGTCAGGGTGCAGTCGGCATCGGTGATTCGGCGATCCAGGTGGATCCGGAAGTCCAGACCCTGATCGACCTTGCCCGGCTCGATGTCCATCCGCTCCAGGTAGACCCCATCAGGTCGCTGCACGACGATCCACATGGTGGACTGGATGAAGTCGGCATTGAGGACGGCCTCACCTTCGGCCCACCACCAAGTGTGCCAGGACGACTGGACCTTTGAGCCATAATCCCCGAAGTACCACTGGTAGACGTAGATGCAGTTCCGGCAGGTGTCCGAGAGTGCGATCAGCACGTTCTCGTTCGTGGACGCTGCCAGCTTGAACACGTCTCCCTCGATGAACTTCGGGACGTGGGCAGTGATGTCCGTCGCGTCGTTACCCTCGTCCTCGCCTGTGGTGTAGTACTCCCGCACCGTCGAGTAGCCGCCCTTCGGGGCAACGAAGTAGACGAAGCGGCCAGCACCCACAGGGCGGGCCTTGAGGTTCGTCTCGAACTCAGTCGTCTGGTTGATCGAGGCGGTCCTGGGCGTCAGGAACTCGGTGCCACCGATCACGAACTGTGACTGTTCTGAGAACAGCAGCAGGCTCTCGTTGAAGGGCACCGCGTGACGCAGCAGGGACACCTTGACGTGCGACACCGCCACGTCGATGGGGTCGGTATCCAGAACGTCGGTGACCGTCTCCCGCCAGAAGTGGAAGAAGTCACCAGACCTGGAGAAGATCACGTTCTCGTCGCTGATGAAGCCCAAGCGATTGCGGTAGAAGAAGATGTCGCTGATCGTGTAGCCGACGAAACTCGGCTCGGGCGAAGTCTCCTCGTCACCGCAGACGCAATCGTTCCACTCAATCTGTCGGAAGGTGAACGTCCCGTCGGCCTCTCGTACCAGGGCGTGGGGCATTGTCGAGCGGTCGAGCCTGATCTTCCGACCCGGCTTCGGGATTTCCTTCCAGATGCCCTGCTGCCGGCTACCGTTCCCGTCGTCATACTCCACGAAGTAGTTGTCGAATGAGTTGGTTGGGCTGCCGACAATCTCGACCTGGAAACCATGCGCGGCCTTCGCGGGGAGTTCATCGAACGACTGGACCTCATCCTTCGCGGTGAAGATCGCGAGGTCACCGAAGGAGTCTTCGGTCTGGAGGTTGAAGTCCTGACCATCCGACCGCGAGATATGTAGCGTCGAGCCATATCGGGTGCAGCTGTACCCACTCACTCCGTCGATGCTGGCTCGCAGCTGCTCCGCGATGTAGTCGGTCTGGATCAGGGAACCGTCGTTGTCCGGCGTGGTGTGGCTTGCGGTGACCGAGGCAGGCCCCGTCAGCTTCACCACGTAGTTCGTCGAGTAGTTACCCTGCCTGATCCACGCCAGGGCCTCCGGGTTCCGGGCGCTCGCCGTGGCGCTGTCCATCGCCACCGCCTGGGACTTGTTCACGATGAACGTGTAGTCCGCGATGGTGACGGCGCTGTACTGAGTGGCGGCGTCGGTGACCGAGAGGTAACCCACGCCGTCAGGCTTGTTGACGGTCTTCTCGTTGCCCTGGAAGTCAAAGACGCGGATGTCGCCGTTGGTGACCACCACGATGTACCGCTCGTTGGCATCGCGGTTGATCATGTGGACGTAGGCGTTGGCGTAGTCCCCGTCCGTGAGCTTGGCGACATGCTCGGTCGGAGGACGCTTGGTCAGCCCCTCCACGATGGAGGAGTAGGCGTTCCGCTGATCCTCAGCCTGCGAGGCCAGCCGCAGAGCGAACGGCTGCTGGCTGACCCCGTTGATGAAGTTAGGGATTGGGGCCGAAACGGTAGCCATGGCCCATCACCACGTCGGCTGACCGTTTCGATAGACGATGCGGCCCACGGCCCAATTATCGCGGATCATGTTGTAATCCGCGTTCTCGGCCTCGTGGTTTTGGAGCATCACCCAGGCGCGGTTCTCGTCGCTCTTGTTGAAGCCCGAGAGGACTTCCGAGCCGACCACGCGGTCCTGGAACTTCCGGCCCGAGCGCACCGCGACGTAGTAGCGGGCGACCTGGGGAATCTCCTCGAACTCCAACAGTCGGGTAATGTCCACCACGACTGCTTTGCCGAGCTTGTACGTGTGGTTCCGCCGGTCCCACAGCTTGCGACCCCGCTGGACCACATCCAGCGTAGGATCGACCGCATCCACCTTGAGGGTGTTGGCCGGCAGGATGATCTCGCCGTCCGTGGTGGGGGCGATCCGGTAGCCCTTGTCGGTGTTCCAGTGCCAGCCGAGCGTCTGAATTTCTCGGTTGGTCTCGTCCAGCAGCTGCTTCGCCAGGACGGTATCCACGACGCCGTTGTCCTCGACGGAGTTCACCGGGGACTCCCCGATGATCGACAGCATCATGTTCACAGCGTCGAGTTCGGTGGTCAGAGTGGCCATCGGGGTCTCCGAAGTGAAAAAACAGGGAGGCCCCCGAAGGAGCCTCCCTTAGTGTTCCTCAAGCGGATCAGCGCGATCAGTGGAGCGGTTAGCCCAGGATCACGCTGGAGTTGATGCCATTGACGGTGTTGAGGTTCGCCGCCGTGTCGTTGGCGATCTCGACCGCCGCCTCCGGGCGCAGGATGCCGTGACCCACCGCGTACTTGGCAACCATGAAGGTGGCCTGATGGCGGACGGAGTAGTCCATCTCCATCGCTAGGTCCATCAGCTTCAAGGTGCCCATCGCGGACGGGTGCACGATCAGCGCCACGGTCGGGCGGAAGTCGCCCACGTACTTGCCGCCGCTGCCCTGGTCGGGACCAGCGTCCACGCCGGTCGAGATGTTTCTCGACGGCAGGTTGTTGGTCATGACGAGGTTCATGCCCGCCACCTTCGGCAGCACGGCCTTCGCGAAGGAGCCAGCCGACGCACCGAAGTCGCGGTTCAGAATCTTCTCGTCCTCGATCAGGCGGAAGTACTGCGAGGGACGGACGAAGATGGAGCACTCGTCGTGCGGAACGTCCTTCTCCTCCAGCTTCTCAGCCGCCTTGTAGATGGCCTCGCGAAGGTGCGAGCCGTTGTTGGCGAAGTCGGCGGAAGCCGGAGCGCCCGTGTAGTCGGTCGGGATGACGAGGCCGTCGCCGTGGCCCTCGACGCCCGTGATGGTGCCCAGCGAGCGGGCAGCCAGGACGCCGACCTGGGCGCAGTGACGGTCCATCTGACGGGCCAGAGCCGCGCCCATCTCACGCGAATACACACAACGAACGTCGTAGTGGTTCTTCGCCTCGTCGATGTTCGCGATGGCCTTGTCGGAGACCAGCAGGTCGTCGATGGTGATGACCCGCTCGCCGTGCTTGATGGTACCACCCGTCAGCTCGGTGCCCGGCGTGTGGTAGGCAGCCGAGGTCTTGCCCATGACGGGGAACTGAGCGGACTTACCCTGAGTGATCGTCCGCACGTAGTGCTTGTCCAGGAAGACGTTCTTCTCCTGGAACGAGGTCAGAACCTCGCCGGAGAAGATCTTTAGGAACAACGCGTTGTCCTGCGCGTAGGTGCCGGTTGCACCGTTGTTGGCACCCAGGCGCGACACAACGAAGTTGGCCATTGGTGTTGGTTCCCTGTGAGTGTTGATGGAAGTTGATCGGGCTCCCAGCGAACTACTCACACTCGACACACAAGGTTGTCCACCTCGGCGGGCCAAGGTTCTTGTGCGGTTGTTCTGGGTAGCTGTTGTCGCCCCACTTAAAAGCGGGAGCGATCTACTACTTCCTCACAGGGGGGACGCTGTTTCGCTACGCTGGCACAGCGTCCAAAGCCTCGATAGACCACCTGCCGTTGGCAGGGGGTTCTCATGAACGCGGGGCGGGGGCCTTATTGACCCCCGCAGATTTCTTCCCACTTCCTATTGTGAACCGCGATCTCCTGGACAGTCTCCAGGGTGTCCTTCGAGGACCAGGACAGCGGCTTCACCCAGGTCGGGCATGGATCAGTTGCGACGATACTTCCACATCCACTCAGGAATAGCGTCAGGATCGAAGCGACTAAGAACCTCCTGCTCGATTTCACGGGCCTGTTCCTCCGTTCGCATCGAGGCTTCGTCCAGCGCCCGCTGGACTTCCTTCTTGATGCGCTGCTTCTCACGCCATTTGAGGAACAGGTCCAGCAGCCGCTCGATGACCTGGAAGACCGCGAGCAGCTTGGCGAGCATCAGGCGTTATCCCCGCTCACCCGGTAGTTCCTTCGCGGTGCGACCGAAGACGCCCGCCAGGAACTCGATCGCCTTGTAGACCTTCCCCACGATCTCGTCGTCACGCGGGGTCGGGGTCAGGTTGACGACGGCGACGGCCAGCGCGTGAACCGCGAACAGGACCGCCAGGATGCCATCGACGTTGCTGGTTACGAACTCAACCATGATGTCCTCCTATGCTCCACCGGTGGAGTGGTGTGGTTAGAAGAAGGTGGCGGCAGCGACCTTCCGCGCGACTTCATCGCGGTAGGCCGGATCGTTTCGGTAGCGCGTGTCGCGCATGGCGGCGACCATCTCGGCCTGCGAGCGGAAGCCCTGGACCGAGGTAGCGTTCTCACCGGGCAGTAGGTTCGGCTCGTTGCCGACAGAATCCTGGTAGCGAGCGAACAGGCCCGACACAGCCATCTTCGCACTGGCGAGGCTGCCGCTCTCGACCGTCTGGTTGAACGCGGCGATCTCGTCGGGGCTGAGGTTTTGCATGGCCCACTGGACCATGGCCTCGTAGTTCTGCTCACCGCCGATGGACTCGAAGACCTTGTTCTGCATCTGCGCCGCCAGGGCTTCCTGCCCGGCGATCCAGCTGTCCACGAAGTCCCGGGAGAAGCCGGCCTGCTCCAGCTTGGCGTAACTGTCGTCGCTCAGTCCGCCCTTCTCCAGGTACTCTTGCTGGAACTCACCGAAGTCCAGACCCTTCTTGGTCAGCTGCTCGGCAGCCTGGGCCTGGGACTGGTTGAAGTTGCCAGAGGTCTTGTTCTGGTTGTCGTTGTTGCTGGACTGTCCAGCCTGCTGCTGCTCGGGGTTCTCGCTCCCACCCGCACCCAGCTTCTTCTCCAATTCGGCATACGCCTTGGCGAGGTCTTCCGGGCTATTGAACTTCGGCGGCAGCCACTCCGGGCGCGAGGAGTCCTGCCCCTGCGCCCCCGAGTCGGTGGACTCAGGGGCGTTCGGACCGGTTTCCTGCGCCGGAACTTCAACACGAGTGAAGTCCGACATCAGTTCCTTACTGCTGAGGGTTGTTGCCTTGGGTCATCTGCTTGACCACTTCGGGGCCAAGCTGCTGCACGAGCGCCTGCATCTGAGCCTGCTGACGCTCCTGGGAAAGCTGCTCCTGGGATTTCACCAAGCCATCCATGTCGATGCCAAGGTTGGTGCCGACACGCTTGATGAAGTCGCTCGGGTTGATCACCGCAGCGAAGGTCTCAGGGCCAAGGGTGCCACCGATGATTTGCCCGAACATCATAAGGCGGTTCAGATCGTGACCTCGACCAAGGGCCTCCATGCCGGTGATGATCGAGGGCCGGATCATGTCGTCCGGGAGCTTCGGCAGTCGCTTCTGCCGCTCCATCTGGTACATGATCCGCCTCACCAGAGGTAGCTGGAACTCCTGGGTCAGGATCGAGTAGACGCCACCAAGGGCATCCTCTAGCTCGGACGCCATCCGCCGGATTTCCTCGGCGGTCACCCGCTCCGCGTCACGCTGGATGCTCTCGACCAGAAGGAAAGCCTGGGCGAGGCGAGCGTTCAGCTGGTTGATGACCTCCTGGGCCACCCGGAAGTCGGCGTACTTCTCAGCCTGGAGGACGCTGACCTCCTCGGCGTTACCCGTCCGAACGGCAAGGTTCGGCGCTTCCGCGATGTCCTTTGGACGGGTCGTCCCGTTCGGGTCCACGAGCCAGATCATCTTGGCGGCAGCCGCACTGCCCTCAACGATGGCCTGGGTAAGACCCTCCAGGGAGCGGAGGTCACCCAGGTACTCCTCGACGTGGCCTCGGCCATAGTCCTCGCCGTCGATCTTGGCCCAACGCAGGGCGATCCACGGGGACTTCTCGACCGGGACTTCGCCACGGGTGCCGGGGACGATCTCGCCAAGAACCTCCTGGTTCATGACGAACTTGTCACCCTGCCGGCGGACGTGGGTGTAGAGGTCGATGGTGTTGAGGGGGTTGCCGTCCTTCCGCTTCACCTTGTCCCCGAGCTTCTTGCGGAACTCCTCGGGGAGGGCCATCGGAGCAATGGTCTCCTTGACGACGATCTCCAGGATGTTACCCATGGGATCGCGCTTCACGACGAAGCGGTCGAGGCGGTAGACCTTCATGCCGCCCTTCGGAGGCAGGTAGAGCAGGACGTTGCCCGCCACCAGCAGTTGCTTGAGGGCCTCGAAGGCGGACACGCGGACGGCGGTGGTCTCGATCTCGGTCATGACCGCCCGCTCGATTTCACCGAGGGTCTGCTCGACCGCGGATCGGGCGGTCTCGTCGCCGTCGGTCAGTTCCTGGAGAGCGAAGTCGTCTACCCGAAGTCGGAAGAACGGCGAGGAAGGCGGCAGTA